TCTCCACACTTACCGATCTTCTCACCTTTGGTGTTGTATCGGTCCCATCCGGGTTCACCACCGGCAGACTGACCATGAAACCACTTACCAAGACCTGAGTCTTTGTATACTTCATCGACATCTTCGTTCTTTGGTACACAGTTGGGAACTCTCTTCCCACCCTTCATCTTGTACCCTTTCTGCACATGGGTGTCCCAGCACTCGTTGATCCCTTCACTTAGGAAGTCCACAATCTCTTCATAGTTATTGTATGACTTATCACCAGCACGACTCTTCTTGTTCTTCACCCATGCGTCGATGTACATGGGACGATTTATTCCCTTGTTGCCGTACTCAGGACCAGCGTCAACAATATCTCTCAGTGCTTTCTTTTGTGATCTGGTTAGTTTCTTCATGTTGACTTCGACATCAATCTCGCGTGAGTTGTTTCGTATTCTTGCCCATCCTTTTTCGTGGGGTGCATCATAGACAACTTTGCCCATATTATCTGGTGCAGTCTTACCGAAATACTTGGTGAAGTTTGCAGCAACCCAATCATAGTGAGTGTATGGGTGACCCTTGGGGTCTGTGATTTCTTTACGATCATTCATATCATAGATTTTACCCTTGGGGTCGATCCAGAGTGTGTGACCAAACTTACCCTCATTGAGTTGCGTCCATTCACGGAACATGGCCATGGTGGAACCAATCTCGGTCTTCTTGGGAACCTTACCAGTCTTGAGGTAGGTCTTCCACGATCCCTCATCGGAGATCAGTTCGGGTACATCATCGTTTAGAATGTCACCTATCTCCAGAAACTCGATCTGTTCCCATGCGAATCTCTTCGCAAGAACCTTCGCGGCAGGCAGGATGTTTCTCTTGTATGCTCTAGGGGCCTCAATGGAACTTGTGCCTTTGTTCAGAACGACTCGGACCCACCCCTGTGAGTACATGTGATCATCAATTTCATCACTACGATCAAACCTGCCCACCTTGACATCCTGTAAGATGTCTTTGGTCTCATCGTCCTCTGGTTCGAATCCATCCATACCCTTTGCAATGATCTTGAGAAGATCATGTTCAGTCATCCCATACTTCTTGGGGTTGTTCACAATGTGTTCCGTGTGATATGGACGAATGTGACTCTTGGGTTTCCAGAGGATCAGTTTCCTCTTCTTCCCATGAATCCACCCCTTGAGGTTTACATTTGTACCTTCAAACAGACTCATTTAATACCAAGTTCCTTCTTCATCTTGACGAGACCATCTGATCTCTTCTTCTTGAAATCAGCAGGGATCTTTGGACCCATGTTCTTGATTGCCTTCTCTGCGTCTCTAATGCACAGATCAACTGCCTTTTTGGTGAGGTTGTGGACGTTATTTACATCTAGGTATGGACCACCAGAGTGACCGAAAGAGTTCGCCATACTAGCGAGTTCTGACTTGGAATCTTTGGACAGTTTCTTGAGGCGAGGATCGGATCCGGGCCCATAAACTCTTTTAGACTCACCGACATCGGTCTTACCGGGCATGTCTCTTCTCTTGGTGACGGTCTTCTTACCACCGGGACCAACGGACTTGACCTCATACCCAATCTTCTTCTTGGGGTCGAGTTTGATCTTGATCTTTGGTGCTTCGAAGACCTTCTTCATGCGTGGACCTTCGTCGGTACTGATGATCTTACCACCGAACTTCTTCATGATCTTTGACATCTGTTGGTGGGCCTTTGTTGGGCTACCAACACCTGCCTGTTGTGGACCGTGAACGGTAACCTTACCATCCTTGGTTCCAGTGGCAGAGCCGAGTCGGAGTCGAACGATCTGCGACATGAACTTCTGAGCGGTTTCTTTATCTGCAAACTCCATCTCAAACTTCTCGGTAACCTCTTCGACCTCTTCACCCATACGCTTCCTGTAGTCTTTGCCGGCAATCTTACGCATGTCAAGATCGGTCTTGGCCTTCGCTACACCCCTTGCTCTTTTGTTGGTCTTGGGGGAGTGTTTGCCGGTACTGAGATCACTACGAACTTGACCTGATGCCTTGTGGACGTAGGACTTCATGGTCTTGGTGTCGAGTTCATCGACCTGTTCAACCTCGTCTCGAATGACTGTGCCTGATTTAGTTCCCTTGAGGGGAGTCTTTTTGGCAGAGCCGTCTGGTTGGAAATCGAGTCTAAATCTGGGTTGATTCGCAATTCTTTTTGCAACGCTCTTACTGAATCTCTTTGCCTTTGACTTATTACCGGTGACCGTCTTTACCTTCTCACCATCTGTTCTTGACACATAGTTTCCATCACCGTGTCGTACTATGCGTGATTCATCAACATCTTCCATGACATCAGAGACATCGAGGAACATATCAGAACCGGGATCATAGTATTTCCCTGCCTTCTTGTCGTAGTAGAAAATCTTACCAGACTTGCGACTCTTATATGGGCCTTCGAGTCCTTCTTTCTCACGGTTGGGGTATCGTTCACGGTCAATGGGAGTACTGACCACAAATCCCTTACCCTTTCCACCCTTCATGACTGACTTGTAGTGTGCCTTTGCAGACATCTCACCGATGTTCATCTCACCGAGATCTGGATCATACTCTGAGTTTTCGGTGGACTCATTGACACGATTCTTGTCCATGCGGAAGTAAGTACCGGGATCCTTTGGATTGGTTGAACCAATGTACTTATCACCGTCTGGGTGGTAGTGAAGTGTTTTACCTTTTTGTAGGTTAATTGTGGTTCCATCGGAGGTATGCGTACCGATACCAATCGCAACCTTACCCTTCTTCCAGCCCTTACTGTCGGGTTCAACTCCCTTGAATGTACTCTTCTTTGGTTTTCTCTTGGGTGCAATTCTCAGTTTTTCATTGACGTAATTACGGAAGGGTTTCATATGCAAGGACTCCTGAATTGGTATTTACCTTATTTATAGAATAAATAATTTGTCTACATATAGTACTCAAGGGGAGAGATAAACACAATGGCATCGTCATCAAGTAGTTCAAAAACGACCGCCGCGACACTCGTAGGGTGGGCATTAACACTTTTGGCGTTAGTTTGGCAAGTCGCAGTCAAAGACGCAACGTACTCACTCGAAATTGAATCACTCAAGGATGATGTGATAGCCCTTGAACAAAGAGTAGGTGTCGCAGAGGAGTTTCGAGTAGAACTCCAATCCAACCTCGCAGAAATTAAGACAGACCTTGTGTGGATTCGACAACAACTACAAGACAACGCGATTCAACTTCGCGGAATCAGTGAAGGGAAATAAACATGGCAATCAGTACAATCGGCGGAAGAGATTATTACACGAATGCGGTAGAAGTCACCAACGATGGAACTTACGCGGATGTACCATCAAACACAAAAGCAATCTTTTTCGTGGCAGAGGATGACTATGTTCTAAAATTTGACAATGGTGTAGAATTGACATTGAGCCCAGATGCTCAACAAATCACCAACCTCATTCCGGATCAAATAAAAGTTCATGATTCCACGGATCAACAAATAATTTACTTATTCTGAGGTGAAACATGGCTTTAGATGTAACTACAGCAAAACAACAGGGAATCGCATACGACAGCGCGTATACAATATCGGTGCCTGGTAGTTTAGTGAGAACAGATTTTCCAAAACAAATGAAAGCTTTCAAGATCCAACCCACCACCGCTAACGCGATTAGACTATACTTCCAGAGTGGGGACTACATTGACTTTTCGATTGATGCGGATGATGACGATGGAAAAGTGCTTCCATTCAGACCACAAGCCGTAGCTGCCGCCGCGGCGATTGACATCGAATGTTTATTCTAGGAGAGTGAAATGAGAAGTGCCCCAGATAGATTTACTAAAGTCATAGAACTTCCGGTACACAGCGCAGGACTGGATACAGAACTTCGTGGTTCTGATATACCACCAGATGTACATGGTATCTTCATGAAAATGCCAACGGCCGGGAAAGCCATACTCCGAGACGTTAAAGAATTCGCAGGGAATGCTGCTCCCAGTATTAGTGGTGAAGCTATCGTTGCAACCGGCGGAAAAGGTATAAGGTTTCTTCAAAACAAAAAGACACCAAAAACGCCCGTTCTCTTAAAAAGTAAAAGATATGCCGCCGGGGAAGTGGTGGTAAAACCAATACCACCAGCTGATGGTTCATACAGATTCAGAAGTGCGGTGACAGTTTATGGGTTGATTCCCTAAACCGTTTCTTCTTCGTACTCCACCTCAATCTTACCGATTGGTAGTTCACCATTGTAAAATTCAATGGAACTTTCTTGTAGGTGATGTAGTAGGGCGACAGATCTATCTTGGTTCTCTGAGAGATAGTCATAGATTCCTATGTAAAGTGTAGACATGGCATTCTCTGCCTGTCTACTTTTATCTGGTTCGTCTGTATAATTCCTAAGAAAATCAACATAATAATTCATAAAACTACTAACAGGACCATAATCCTGTGTTAGTAAAATGTGAATTATTGGGGACAACCTCAAAGAAAATTGTTCTACTGTTCGTATAATCATACCATATCCTTTCAATCATTATCCTTCAGCATTAGGGTGAGCCCAACCAACAATCTGGTTCACCAAGAATTCATTCGGCCAAACTTTATATCCACCCGCAGTGTGATCATTCATTCTTGAACAATTACCCATGTACGGTCTTTGCATATCAGTGTCCGTCATGCAAATCAGATCAAATGTCTCACCAAAAGTATTTAGGGAATCACTGAATGGTTCAATATTCAGATTGATTGGGTTCGAATTACTAGAACCTGCGGCAGAGGCAGCTCCACCAGTCACCCTAAGTGTCAAGTCAACACCACTCTGGTTTATTAACTTGAAGTATCCACCAAGTGCAACACCGGCAGTGGAACCTGTTTCCCATGCAAAGACCGCATCAAACATCTTGGTATCATCGAGGAATAGTCCAGCCGTTGATGGGTAGTATCCAGATTCAATCTCGGGGAAGTGACCCTCATTGAATTGTCTCTGATAACCGAGACCGTCCAGCGTGTTGTTGAAGGCACTTGGCGCACATGCAGTCCAACCGTTGTTCAACTGTGAGTTGTTGGATAGAGCGTGGAAGGCGGAGGGAGTAATAGTTCCTCCAAATTGAGTCGCAGCTGCGACCTCGGCGTTTCCTAACACATCCTGTAAGAATCCATGACCAGAATCAAAGGTTGTACCATTGAGTCGATCCGCGAGGCTGGTCGTACTCGCAGCAGTTGTAGTCCCCGGACCATACATTCTATCACCATCGAGGGCAGACGATCCCACAACATAATCTGGGAAGTATCCATTTTGGTGACGAATCCATCCAGCAGGACCAACACCAGAAGTGTAACCTTCTTCGTTAATACCCAGTCTTAACTGTTCGTGAGTTCTATACCACCAACCATTTCCATTGAACTGGTACACAGCTTCAGCGTCACTACCATTTGTTGCGGGTGCTGATCCAGACTTATAGTACGCGGTACATCCAACATAACTGGACGGTATGGTTGTATATCCACTCTTACCGGCACCGGTACTAATATCAAGCAGACAATGAGAAGCTCTGATTCTTTGCCAAGCAGTATTACCACATTGGGTTGACGTTGAGAAAGCGTTTTGAGCAGTATATCCACCCATTGAGAGTTCTCCACGACCGGGGTTTTCTTCGACACTCAGTATACTTTCCAACTCGGTTTCTGAGAAATCATTCAAGGCCTTATTGTTGGTGATATTTCCACCATTTGACATAAGTCTCTGAGCATGGAAGTCACTGACAGTACTTACAAATTGATTTCTGTCCGCTCGAGTGGGGCCTGTAACCGAAGTACCATCATAATTTTTGAAAGGTTTACTTTCCAAATCAAAGCTGGTGGGGTCGGCCCAAATAACATCTCTACCAAACGGACCATACAAGAATCCCTTTCCACACCCAACACCTCTGTATTGAAGGAGTGTGTCATAATTGACTTTCATGTCTGGTGGACCTGCATATCCCCAGCCACCAATAATTGGAAGTGCATAATATGAAAGTAACGACGGACTCGGCATTACAGTTCTCTCAGGATCAATGTCACCAAATTCACCAGTGTTCGATGGGTTGCTTGGTAGGACCATGTGTAATCTATATCTGTCCATACCTTCAAACCTTTGGTTTGGATTTGATGTCTGTTTCACGTTAGTAAACGCACCAAATCTACGGAAAGCATTACCACCACCTTTATTTGTTGGATTACCATATCGGTTGATCGCCATGTGCAGTTCCATCGCCGGGGCGCAACTGAAACCCGAGATATTCTGTTGGTCGTTTTCGTAAGTGTACTTAAAAATTGTCCCATCCTGATTGGGTTTCCATTGAGGTTCATTCCAATAAGCATTATATGTGGCAGGGAATTGGAAAGATTCATGAAGATCACCCGTTTCAGTATTGAAGTCATCATCACTCCAACAACAAGCAGAAGTGATACCCGGCCCGAAGCATTTGCATCGAGGATCGTTTCCACCATTTAGGTTGTTGCAGTAAGTACATCC